GTTGTCGTTGATTATTCCGGTACTCGTATCAGTCATATCAATACAAACACCAGCAGTAGTATCTTTGTTTTCAATCAGATTATTGCTAACCTGAATATCAACAGAAGCAGCCGCAGAGCCTGCAACACCAGTGATTACAGCAGTCGTATAATCGCCCCGGAAAGTGCAATGTTCAATCATAGCACCCGGAGAAACATCGATGCGAATAGCATTATTACACCCTGCTATATTCTCGGCTACAAATTTACAGCCAACAATATGTGCATTGTCGGCAGTATCCAAATCAAGCATTTGCAGAAATTCAAGACCAGTAGCATCTAAATTCCATTCGCAATTTTCGATTTCGACATTAGCACCAGTCACAGTGACCCCAGAAACAATTGATGCAATAGAACACATAAAAACAAGATTGCTGATTTTAACATCGTCAGCAGAAATTGGAATACGTGAGGCAGTAGCATCAAATGTAAATTTAGGGCGCTTGTTACCAACTCCAAGACCGATGATCTCAATACCAGCCACATCAATTACCAACGATGTAGCACTGGCGATACTTTCACTGTGACCCTCTGCCAACATAATCACGTCACCAGATGAGGCCACATTTACAGCACCATCAAGAGTGAGATAATCGCCACCACCATTACTATCAACAATGAGGTATTTGCCGTTTATCTTTACCGGGATAGAATTACCACCACCAATAATTGGCACGCCACCGGATGTTATTCTGTTCGGGAAGTGTGTATACTTACTCATATGTTACCCCTCATCCAGCGCCAGTAGAACCGACAACGAAGCGGAAATTGCTATATCCCAAACCAAGTCGGCGATATGCCCGATATTGGCGAATCAATGTATTGAAATCATCTTGAGCAGCAAATTCCAGAGGAATACGATCATACCATTTTAGCCACAGGTTAGATACGCCAGTGTCGAGTACAAACCATGCTGTTGAGCTTGTCAAAAACGGCCAAACCATGTACTGCATCCCGAAATGAACATTCGCGGCTGTATTTGCGTCCTCTGGTGTCAACTCACTCATCCCCAATTCATGCGCTGTTTTGCGGAGTTGCCAGGGAACCAACAACAGATTAGCCATCACACTTGTCTGTTGCCCAAGATCATCACCAAGATTTGCCAACTGCACAATCGCAGTTTCCAGACTATCAGATGACAAGGCTGCTGTTAGAAGATTATCAACAGCAGTAGTATCAGATTGGCTACGAGGATGATTGTTAGCACAAAGAACCTTGCCATCATATCCGGTTGTCCCACTAAAAGCGTTGTTGAAAATGTTGGCTTTTACTTTTTCTTCCCACCTGGCGAATGATTGGCCAAGGTTGTCAGCACGGTCAAAAATGCCATCATATTGCAGGTCATCCAGCATTTTCCTTGTAACCATGAAACCGTTTGCGTACTCAGGGAATGTATACTCCACCTGAAAATCTGGCAGAGATTCATCATATTCGACTTTCCCCTTGAACTCTTTAGGGTCGCCGAACGAACCAATCAATTGATCGGTAACTTTGTCTTTAGTTGCGTTACGCATACCAAAGATTGTTTGCCCCATCATTGGAATTTGCCCATATGACTGGAAAAATATATCTTCCAGTACCGGGTCAAGATCGACTAGGGACTGAAATTGTGTACTTGATTGTACCATCTTACCCTCCTATAGTTGTAAGTAATGGCTTCCGGCGAATGTAACCAGAGTCGGTTCTGTTGCCGTGCTCGTTTCCACAACAATCAGATCGGCATTAGATGTAGTAGTAACCAGCAATCCACCAGTATCAATGTCAAGGGTCGCGCCGATTAGCCGCGCATTAGCATCGACAACGCTGTATACAGCATCAGGATTCATGATGATTTCACAGCTTTCTCCATCATCCGTATTGTCACAAGCCTCATTTGTTACCCCACCGAGAGCAGTATCAGCCGTTACGCCGATTGTCAGCTCTCCGGTTTCAATGTTTACCATCATCCCCTTTGTTAGGACAACAGTATCAGCAACGACGATTGACTTCAATAACGGAGCGCCACCGCCGATCAGATATGCAAATTTGAACATGTTAACCTCTCATCATTTGTTGTTAGATTTTTGGACACGCCGCCGAGCTATTGATTCAGCGGAAACCTGCCGTCCATACCGTGACGCAATTCCAGCCGCATCCTTGTCAGCCTGCGTTATCTCAACATCAGACCTATTAGGCACACCACCAGCACCACCAGCACCAGCATTGATATTTGGGATCGGCGTTCGTGTCAATTTGGGCAATGCCTTATCTAGCCATGCCGCCTTTTCCTCCGGTGGCAGGTCGGGAACTAATTCCCGGCTATCTTCAGGCAGTTGCAATATTCTTTTTTCGTTTGTGGCCGTCAATGCGGCCTCATAACGTTCGGCTTTTGCAGCCGTAATTGCTAACTCAGCAACTTTTGCCTCGGATTCTTCAAAGAGTGTCTTATACTCTTCTTTTTTTACGAGCTTTTCACGTTGTTGAGCTTCTAGTTTTTCACGGTATTGTTTAGCCTCAGCATTAGCCTGTTTCAATGCCGAGCGTATTCTTGCCAGTTCGTCTGATTCACCATCTGGATTATCATTAACTGGCGCTATTGGGCTATCCAGCCCTGATGGATTATCCAACCCACCATTATCATTTGGAGCATCCACCCCGGTTATGTCATCGGACATTTCTGCCCTCCCATAATTGCTTTACAAATCACGGTAATTATCCGCGCCGTAGCTAGAAATAACGTACTTTCTATTCACAGTCAAGAATTGCGACGTTGCCATTTGGTAACGTGACCATATTATCAACCATTGCTCTTGGTATCTTTAGTATTTCACTGGCAGTAAACCCATCACGGTCATTCCCAGCGGACTGTGCAATAATAACCCATCTGTCATCTGCACAAAGTAACCACCCGATAGAGTGCATAATTTTCAATGGAAGATCGATGTATCTAACAATTTCATCTTCGGTCAGCCATCCATCCTCATGCTTTTCGCAATCAGTCCAGATAACTTTAACAATCTTCATAGTGGCAACATCAAAGCTATCTACCATAAAAATTGAACCTTGCCATCACCATCACGGAATGCGATACAATTACCACTCGCCTCATACCATCCAAGATAACTGCCTGCCTCACCAGCACCATAAGGATGATAAGAAACACCAAACTTCAATGAATACCGCATCCAACGAATCAATGCCTTGATTTTATAGATCACGTATAATACTCCTTAGCACTATCACCTAAAATTCCAGAAAGAGACGACTCTCGTAACATGTCTCCAAAAACATCATCCTTGTAGGGCTGCACATAATCCGGCAAGCTCACCGCACCAGCCTCCAACGCCGCATAATTTGCCGGGCCAGCTTGTGCCAATTTCTGCTCAGGAGTGCGGTTATCCCACCATTCCTGCCCACTCTCAATAGTACGCGGTCTGTTTTTAATCACTGGTATACTCGTACACCGCCCACGATGATGATCGTCAATTCGTTGGTCTATCGGAAAACTCTCACCATGTAAAGCCACACACGCCAGACACGCATTATCGAGCGCCGAAATCCTGATTTGACTTTCAAGTATGTCGGCATTAGCCACACGGTTGATTGTCTGGGCAGTGCGGAAACTCTGCATCTGCAATGTTCGCATCAAATTCTCTGCTTGTGATGATGGAAAGCCAGCACCACCAGCCTTCCCCTGCACACTGTTTACAATCGCATCTGCTACCCTATTAGGCGACCAACCAGCTATCTGACCATTGATCGTTATGCCTCTTATTTTTTGCACAACATCATCACCATATTGCGATAACTGTTGTTCCCATGCCGCACTATCGACATAATCCACCAGTGTTTTCATCACTTGTGGATCAACATTATTCCACTGAGCCGAAAGCAACGTCCTGGTTGCATCATCAATGCCCTCAAACATCAACTGACGGTTTGCCAGATCAGCCACAGAAAAAGCATCATTCTGTAGTCCACCACCAGCCAGCCTTATTTTGTCAACATTCGTAGCAATAACATCGTCCATATCAGCCAACAATGCCCTTAAAATGGCATTATCAGCTTCAATTCTTTTGCCAGCCTCAGCCAATAATTGCGCCTCAGCCGTCAATTCACTCAATCGTTTCTTGATAATCCCTGAATTGCTGCTCCTGGTGATCGCACTCACTACCGACCCGGCAGTATCATCAAAACTGCGATTGAATAGGTCACGTATTAAATCAGCAGCACGAACACCAACATCAAGGCTCATTTATCAGTATCTTCTTTTTTGGCTGTCTTTTTATTTTCATTTTTATCAACCTCGAAAAAAGCAACCTTGACCCCACCAGTGATAATATCAACCTCGATCTTATCAACTGGCAGAACATTATCGGCGTTTTTCTCAGCAAGAAGTTCATTTCTGAAACTCTTGACAGCAAGTTCAACTCGCAACCTCAGTCTGTCATTTATTGTCATCACGGTACAATTCCCCCATTGTTGTTGATCTGTACATAGATGTTACTGGTTGTCGTGGCGAAACCAATACCACGCGCCAACTCTGTAGATGCCAGGTCAGCAATTGGTGCAATTCCACCAGCAGCAGCAGCACTCAACACATAATATGTGCCAGGAACAACAGCAACGCCAGGATTAAGATCGCCCTCGGTTATGATTTCTGCTGGCTGGCCGGGAGATGCCGCATTAAGCAAAACCCCTGCGATCTCAGCAGTCGCAGCCGCATCAGCCTGAGCCAAAAGAAGATCGGTGTTGGTGTTTTTATAGACAACCTTTCCCTGGAGACCAGTAGCTCCGGCTGCCATTTTTTTGGTTTCTTTTTTTGCATTAGCACCAGCAATGACATTCGCCGGAACAACTACAATATCAGCCATTTTTCCATCCTCTAGCTATAACTAATACCACAATCATATCACACACACCATGAATTAACGGACACACAACGCACAATAGAAAGCCCATTGTTTAGACCGTCACCGCATCAACCACAGTCTCACCAGCCGTCCCCATCTGTCCCAACAATGTAGTCAGGTCAAGATTAGGAGTTCCCGGCGGAACAGGTGGATTATTGATCTCGATATTCTCGGCACGTCTCCGAGCCAATATCTCATCGATGCGCTTCTTATCCCACTGGAATGTTGTAATCTGCCCAATCTCCTCAAGAATAGTCCTCTCATCAAGAAAGTCCTTAACCGCAACCACATTCTTGATAATGTCAGCATCAGACCTCGTTTGTGCTGATTTCCATTTCGCATCCCATGAGCCGGATTCTGGTGGTTCTTTTTTGCCGCGTTCTTTTTGCAGCATATTCGCATATTTCCAGGCATCCTCAAGAACATTGCCCAGCTTTGTTTGCAATACTTCAGCCATACTGACCTGATCTGTATCACGTTGTTTCAATGCCTCACCAGACGAAGAATCGCTCCCCATAGTATCTGGCAATGGGGTGCTGGTTATAGCCCCTAATTGCTCAACAAATAAACTATTTGCTGCAACAATTGGAGACACATCACCCTGTGCAAATGTGCCTACCTGTGGTTTTTGTTGGTCATTAGCAGTTCCCTCCGTATCAAACGCCAGCAAAGTCCCCATGCTAATATCACCATTGAAAACTGGAAGACCTACCGTAAATTTGAGAGGTACAGCAGTCAAAGCCGATGCGCCAATCACATCCAAAGCTGAATAATTGATGCCATCCTGCGCCGAGATAGCACTCTTAATATGAGAGATACCAGTTTCCATGCCAGTAGCATCCTCATTTTTAAGATGGAAAAAGGGAACTCCCAATGGCGCTTTGCTATTATCACCAAGCCAGGGAATAACATTGCTATCCTCCCCAGCCTCAGCATAAGACGATAACTGTCCATTGTCAGTAAACCGCTCAATGCGATC